CTGGTGTTCCGCTAGATCCTGGAGTTTTTGGAGTGCGTGGTCCGGAACCAGAACCGCCTGGACCAGCAGCATTACCGCCAAATTTATTTCCCAAAAAAGTATTATTATAAAATACAGAACCTTTTAAGCCTTTTACTATTTTTTCTGCTGCTGCACTAGATGTTTTATCAACAGCCTTTACAGCCGCTTCAGCAGTTTTGGCTGTAGCCTTTGCAGCCTTTTTCCCTTCGTCGGTCCAACCTAATAATGATTTTACAAATGCCGTTGTACCTGTTAAGCCTGTCTTTGCAGTTTTATCAACAACACTTTTTACAAATTTTGGATCTGTTGGACTAACCGCCCCTCCGGCCTTTGTTTTATCAAAAAATTCCTGGATTGGTTGCGACAATCGTATTGCAGATCGATCCGGCATCATTCTTCTTCTACCAAAAAGACTATCTTTATAATTAGGACTACCTCTGTCTTGTTCTAACAAAACATTGTCGCCATATTGAGTTACTCTATTAAAACCTCTAACTGCTTTGGGATTATTAACAAGTTCTTGAATAGTAATTAATTTTGCAGCAACTCCAGACAGTTTTTTCATAGTAGAGTTTGAGCCAAGAATTATTTTATGGAAAAATGACACAGTACCGCCGAACAACATTCTAACTATTGCACTAAGCAGTTTTACTTGGGGGATCAGGGTAACAAGAAATAAAAATGCACCAATCATTTTTTTCGTTGCTGGCGACAGATTTTTAACAAAGTTTTCAACTCTTTGCAATATTGGCAATATAGTTTTTAGTACATCACCAATAATTGGAACAAATTGGCGACCGATACCTAGAACACTTTCTCTAAATCTATTAAAATTAGTTAAAGTTGTACTAATTGCCATTGACAACTCAGCTTGCATGACTCTGTTAGCTTCTTGTACACCACCAATGGCTTGCATAAAAATCTCTCGCCCAGTCTCTGATCCAACTTTTGACAAGAAATCAGCAGTGCCTAAAAATTCTTTTTTAAGCATTGCATTAGTCTCATCCTGAGCCTCTTGAATAATTTTTGCTCTATCTGTATACTTTCCGTTTGCTCTCTCTATAGATGCTCTATGTAAATCTGTTAAATCTATAACTTTTTGAATACTAATTGTTTCCATTCCGGCTAGTTTTAATCTATTATTAACATTGGTTTCTAATCTTTTTGCAATAATAGACTCAGCACTACCAGTTTGGCGAAGAGCGGTTTGAAAAGCCGCCATTTGTTGCAATGCAACTTCCATTCGTGGACCTTGACGAACACCAAAAATTCTTGCAAAAAATTCTAGGGCTCCTTGTTCGCCCTTAGTCTCTTTTAATTTATCATAACCATCAATAAGTCTTTGAATGCTTCTCATACCAACATCGGCAGCCATGTCAAAGTCCGGCCCCAGTGCTTTGTTTAATTGTTGAATAATGGTTGTATTTTGTTTTGTCATTGCGACAAGTCTTTGCAACGAAACTTTAATAGAGTTAGCAGACGCTCCAACTTGAAACCCAGCCGCAACCATTGGTGTTAATAAGGATGCGGTTTCTGTCATTGACAAACCAAATGATGTGGCTGCGGCAGACACTTCTGGGAACGCATCGGCAATATCTTTTAAAGACAGCGCTGTTTTGTTTTCAATTAAGTTAAACAGAGCCAATTGTCCTTGCACCTCGTTTAACACAGTATTCATTTCATCAACATTAGAAATATCAAAAACCAGGCCTTGTTTTTGCGCCACCTCTCTTCTGACACGAACAACGTTTTGATACAAAGCTTGAATGAATCTTTGTGACTGAGTAATATCAATATTGCCAAGTTTTTCCGCAGCCGCTGTAAACTCTGTTAATCTTACAATTGCCTCGGACGACACGCCTAATTCTGCAAAGTCGCCAGCAAGGCTTTGCACAAGTATTCTTGAAGTACCAAATTTTCTTGTTATTTGATCAAGCTGTACATTAATTAATTCAAGCTCATCTCGTAAAAGTTTTGCTCCGTCAGCCATTCCAGCAAAATTGTCGCCAATAAGTTTTTTTAACCTAACTTGTTCTTGTTCTAGTTTAACAAAATTAAAAAAAGCTGACTTAAACATCATAAGAAATGGCATTGTTGCGGCTGTCATATAATAAGCAGAACGCTGAGCTGTTTGCCCAGCGGCCTTCATTCTTCCAGCAAATTGCTCAATTGCATTGCTTTTCATTACAGAGGTTAATCCCTGTATTGAACTATTCATACCATTAAGATGTGTTCTTGTCTGTTGATAACTGGCTAAAACAGATGGGGATAAAGTCCCAGCACTAGAGGCTCTCGCTTGTGCCGCATTAAGTTCGTTTATTGATTTTGTTGTTTCGTCAGTTGTTCTTTTAATTAAAGCTAAATTTTGTCTGTATTCATTTAAACTAGTGCTAATTACACTAGTATGTTTTCTGGTTTGCTCAAAAGCTGTGTTTAAAGCTTGTTGAGTATCAAAAACTTTTTTAGCAGAAGAAGAAAGGTCGGCTAAATGTTTAGATAATGAAGAAACGCCAGAACTTAAGCCAATTACCTCACCGGTACCGGTGACGGTAGCATCTATGGTTATTTTAGTTGTTGAATCTCCAGTATCAGACATAATTTAGCCTTAATAATTATCGCATATTAGGTTAATTAAAGCAAAATTATTTTTATTCTTTTGGAACAGTTTCATATCCAATACCAAAAGTCATATTATTTAATATGTCATAGGATTGCGCTTGTCGTGGCGGTTCTGGATCATACCAGTCTTCGTCAAAATCAACTTCTGCACCTTGCGCAGCAGCCGCAATCTTCATTGCTGTGCCTGTTTCGTTCATGCAGGCACGATAGAGCAAAAACAATTCGTTTAGAGTCAAAAATTGTTCTAAGGATTCAATATTGACCCAAGCGCCAGTTCTAACAAAAACTTCTGATTCGTATTTTAGAAGAGGGAGATCTTCCCAATCTTGGGGAGAGGCTCCCGCCCCCTCTTCTCCTACAAGGAAGGGTCTGACCCCATCGCTGCCGACATAAGTTCACCAAATGAACGCAAGTCAAGCACATCTTCAAGTTTTTCTTTGTTACCGCCCAATTCAGGATCAACAGCAACCAACGCAATTCCGGCTGCTTCAACCATGATATCAATATCGGCATCATCAAGAGAGTCTTCGCTTTTAAGATCCTTAACAACTTTCATAAACTTTCTGAGGTTTCGAATTGTCAAGGGTTTAATTGTTCTAGCTTTTCCATCTGCAAACACAATTTCTGTGCCGGCAAGAATGTCTTTATTTTTATCGCTCAAGTTATCCATCCTTTTATACTAAAAAGGGCTTCGCCCCTTTAGTATTAAGTTTATCACAAAATACAAAGGGGCGAAGCCTTTTGGCTAAATTATATTAATTAAATATTACGTTTGATCTACAATCTTGCCATATTCATAGCCAGTGTCGGCTACGGTTGGCAAAATTCTAAAGCCTACTGCAAACATTGTTGCCTCTGCTCGCTTCATGCTAATCGTTGAAGACTCCATCGAAATGGCGCGCTTGCAATAAAAAGTACGAGTTTTGGTAACAGTTGCTGTTGAGCCAGGTGCTGTACCTATTACAACGAGCGCTTTTTCTGCGGGGATTACTCCCTGAGTACCAAAATTAAAGGTTTGGGTTGATGCACCGTCTTGTGTTGTAACAACATCGGAACTGTCATAATTCCAAGCCCTTGTAAGATTGAGCAATGTGCCTTCGGCAAGGGTTGTCTTAACCATTACCTTGACTTTTGATTGAATAATCTTTGCGGCATCTCCAAATTGATCGATCTCAATGTCAACCATATCTGGCTCCCACGAAATTTCCAAACCGTTTGAAGTTGCGCCAATGTCGGCAAAGTTATTCATCGCTGCAATTGAAGTTGCGTTGGCGTTGTCGCCAATTTTAATTGTTGCTTCACCAACAATAATATTAGAAACTGATACTGCCATATCCTATTTCCTCCTATTTATCCAGGCGGAATATTTTCCGACCCTTCTTGTCTCGCCATTTGGCGATCCTTTCTATATCTTTGGTATCGACCTCGCCTGCGCGCTTGCCTATACCGAGACCTTTATTCCATTCAAACTCATATATTTTACTGCCGAGTTTAACGACATACCCTGGTGTTTTACCAATGTATGTAATAGTAGTATACTCCATATATTATTATTTTACCATACCCAATTAAACATTGCAGATTTTAAAGTCTAAATTCATTCTAAACCAGCCTTCTTTTTCTAATGGAGCTGCTAAATCAGACCCGGTTTGATAAGAAGATAAAATTCTTGAATTAGTTCCAGTAATACCGCCAGATTGTGCTATTTGATCAGAAATTGCAAGTCTTGCAATAATTCTTTCTGCTATTAAAAATAAACGATTTACATCAGTATCAAAAATTGAATACCTAATACCGTCTTTTCTCATCCAATAAGATTCAATATCGGGAGCTAGTGGCTGATAGTAATAAATCACATATGGCGCCGTTTCCCCATTTGTTGCAACAACAGGGAAAAAATTCATAACTTTTCCAGCAATACTGGTGAGTGTCGCATCTGCCTTTAAAGCAGTATTGATGTCGTAAACGCTAAGTGCCAATTGAGCCTCCTACATTTTTAGATACATTGTTTCTAACATTATTTATTACACAATTTATAATAGATTCTTGTAAATTTTCAAAAGAATCCCCAGTAACTCTTTGATATTTCCATATCTCAATTGAATCTAAATAAATATTCATACTCAAATCTTGATTGGTTGCAATTGTATAATTTGTAAAAACATCACCATATTCATCTAATATACTTTGTCTTATAAACTGCTCGCTGCCCATAAAGGCTTCTGCAATTGATGATTCTATTACAATGGGAATTCGATCAATTTTATTAATAATTTGTTGTAAATTTTCTGTTACTTTAATCTTAACCATTACGTTTCAACGACCTTTCTAAGGGATACAACGATATGATGTTTTTTACCACTCATCCCAAATTTTGGCTGTATACCAACTATTTCATATTTATTATTATCAATTACAGTATTATTTCTGTCTTTTATATTTTGGAATCTGTTGCCATATGTAATATATGTTGAATATCTAACAGGGACAATTGCTTCAAATTTTGGAATATTTTCTTGATACGGAGTTAATCTTTTTTCATCCCCTGTTGATGAGTTTGTGCTTGGAGTTTGAAATTGAAATTGTATTTTTTGAATTTGAGAGTATGAAGCATATTGTTGACCAGCAGCATTTGTAACCGTGGTCTTCTCAAAAATATCTCCATTGTGAGAAAATTTAAAATATGTTCGAGATGACATTTAAACCACATGATCCATTACAAACAATGTATAATCCATTAAGAGTACATCTGCATCAATATTCCCAGTTGATTCATAAAAATTTTGACTAGTTTGAAATTTTAAAATATCCATATCAGCATTGTAAATACCATGCCTGCGATAGATTGAATCCTCAGTCATCATGTCTTCCAAAATTAGATCAGCAGCTTGCTCTACATTGTTTGGAACAAATCTCCATCCAAAATCACCTTCAATTTTATAATCATCTTCTGTTTTAAATTTATTAGAAATAATAATAGTATTTTTACTGTCTAAAAAAGATTTTTTATATTGAATATAATAAGTAGTATTAAAATTATGTGGTTCTTTAATTTTTTCTATATTGTTGATACTAGCGTTTTCGTAATTATGAATAACGGTTTGATCTGCATCTCCAAAATTAATAGTAACAACTCTTAATGTTGTAATTGGTATTGGTAAATGCATAATTTTTTTCCCAGAGCCGGCAATTTCAATAAATTTATTTGGATAATAATCAAAAGATTGACCACAAAAGGTGTTTATAATATTCCTAGTCTTTTTTTCTAATTTATCAAATTTATCCAACCAATCGGTTTCTAGTTCTGAATGGTCTTCAAAAAAAACATCGCTATTGGCATACGGCGTATAAACATTTATATATTGAGATTGAGTATATGATGTGCCACTTATTGTGTAGGTAAAATCAATTCTATGCCTTCCGGCAGAGTTTAAAATATAAATACCAGACGCTTGTTGACCATATGTAATTGTATATACACCTGCGCTTGTTCTTGTGGCATTTGTTGGGCCGCTTACTAACGAACCAAATTCATGATATAAACTTGTTGATACAATATTGGATGCAGGATCGCTTGGTAGAGTAAGGGTTAATGTTTTACTTGTATTGATTTTTACATCATCCATAATAATCAATTATAACAGAAAATGCGTTTTAGACCTTAAAAGATCTGCATCGCCACCGAGACTTTTAAATCGTTTAATGCAGAACTATTAAGTATTGCATCAGTAATATTAAATGCAATAATTGCACTACTTGAATCTTTAAAAAACAAAATGCCATCACGATAGTTTATAGCCAATTCGCCATGCTCCAAAGAAGGTGGTGTCGAATTTATCGTGCCAGAGTTTTTAATTTTGACTATATTAGCCATTTCATCTCCTAACTAAAAAGAACCACCATCAATAGTCACATTATCAAGCGCTGTCCCGCTCAATATTGTTGTGCCATTAATTTTAAATACCTTGCCAGACAAAAGATTAAGATGCTCTGATGATGTCCATGCACCAGTTGAATTAACCCAATTTAGAGTTTTATCTGTAGCGCCTTTGGCTGTAATGCCAGCACCATCTGCTGTAACATCTGTTGGCGTTGTTACACTTGCTAAAACAACATTTTTATCTTCAACAACAAGAGTTGATGTATTGAGAGTTGTTGTATCTCCCTGAACAGTCAAATCTCCAGTAACAGTAAGATTATTTGGAATTGTTACATTCGTTGGAAGACTGAGTGTTACTGCACCAGCGCCAGAAGAAACCGCAATTTGATTTGAAGTACCAGTTAAGCCAGTAACAAGAGCTGTCGCTCTATCACTAATCTGAGACGCTGTAATTGCAATCGCCGTGCTACCTGCGGCAGTCAAACGACCTTGAGCATCAACTGTAAATGTCGCAACAGAGCCAGCTGCGCCGTATGCAGCAGCCGAAACCGCCGTGTTGTCAAGGTTAATTGTAACTGTATCGGTTGCACTTGCAACCGATGTAAGACCCGTGCCTCCAGAAATTGTTAAGGTATCTGTACCGCTTGTAATTGTCTGGCTTCCAGTATCACCAGCAACTGTAAATGTTGTGGCAACACCTGAAATAGCACTATCAACATATGATTTAGTTGCGGCATGAGTTCCCGAAGACGGTGTAGGAACAATAACTGTTCCAGTAAAAGTTTTATTACCCGACAATGTTTGAGCACTGGTTA